GGAAGGCGATGAGGGGATTGATGCGTTCATCATAGAGCGAATCGAGATCCTCCTCCTTCAGCTTTGTTCTCGCCTCGAGAGCGGCTGTTGGCAAGGCGCCGCGGGTGAAGCCGGCTGGAGCGAACCATGGGTGGCCAACTGCGTCGTTGAGCGCCAAGGCTCCCATCACGAGGACCGAAGGTGGCACGAACACGTTGTTGCTGTCGGGTGCACCGTAGAGAATGTCTGGGAAGTACGCTGCGGCGAACGACGAATCAACGCTTCTGTTACGGAAGCTGACGATTGTGTTCGTTACTGATGTAATGTCGCCTGCAGCTCTAACCTCGTTCTCCGTCTCTGTTCCCTCTTCCTTGAACTGTTCGATGTCCATGATGTAGAGAGCATCGAAACGTTCCTCAGTTGCTACAGTTGCATAATCCGTTACTATTGGGTGACGGATGCCAGGGATGGCGAACAACTGAATATCGAGGTTTGTTGTGTTCTTCATGATGTCAACGGCCTTTTGGTAGACCTTGACGTTTGGTCCGTCGTTTAGACCGCGGCTGTTTCCGTACACCATGTCGTCAGAGACGGCGGTGTTTGTCATGTTGAACTCATCCTCATTGAAGATGTTCACGCCGTTGAAACCACCCTGCAGGAAGAATGTGAACTTAGCATAGGTCCTATTGGTGGATTCGCGAAGATCGCGTGTTTGGAATGCGCGTGTTCCGGTATTCGTATCGCTGATAATTCCGCTTCTGACGTATACAGCATCATCCCACTTGAGAGTATCGGCAAGAGCGTTCTCTCCGGATCCTGTGACGACCTGTATGTTCTCGAGGCTGAATAGATTTCTGCAGAATCTATCGGAATCTACGACGCCATTTGTCGATGTGTCAGCTGCGCCGGCATTGTCTCCGACGATGACTGGCATTACCACTGTTGAATTTGCAAAGTCCGGGAAGTACTTGGCAAAGGACTTGAGCGACTCATTCTTCAGAATTGAAGCGTTTGGCTTGTTGGCAACCTCAACATGTTCGAACTGAGTTCCCCAGTAGTACTTGTTGTTCGCTGTTTCAGTATTGCTGTTGACAACACCGTCGGTCACCTTGCTTCTAAAGGGAAGTGGAGGTGTTGTGAGCTTACGAAGAACGTTTAGATCAGTTGAACCGCCAGCTCTCCACGAAACATCGTTAGCATTGTCTGGTAGCCCTGGTAGTACAGCGGAACCCGATGTCATTAGGTGGGCAATTCCTCTGAAGCCCATTGGAAGAGCTGTTGGATCAACGAATCCGTTCTCGACGTCTGGGTGAACTTCTACTCTAACATAGTAGGACTTGTTTGGGTAGCTTCCTTCAACAACGAGCTTTTGTTCCTCTATGTCTCTATCAAAGTCGTAGTAAGCATTTACATCGCCGATCACCTTTGCAATGTAACGATTTGACGTTGGATTTAGATCGACTGTAAACGACTCATTGTTTGCAATGAGAGAAAGTTGCTGATCTCTATCATCAAACCTTCTTATCTTGATCGTAAAGCTGCCGTACCTGTTTGCGGGATCAGCTGACGGTGTGATGTTCTCAATTGAGATCTTATATAGCGAGGATATGTCCTGGCCGGCGTCGAGGGCGTGAAGCTTGAACAAGTTCTGTGGCTTTCCACCAAACTTCTGAGATACAACCCACGGTGATTTTGCGTATCTAAACCTGTCTTGGAAGCTTTCAAAGTTTGGTACTGTTGTACTTCCCAGATTTCTTGCGAGCGAAGATGTAACAATGAATGCTGATGTTTCAAGACCTTCAATGTTTCCTGGTGTTTTCGCGACTGCACCGGCGCCGTGCGAACCAGATATTACACCTGAACCTGTTATTGTTGCAAGTGCAGTGTGAATATCCCAGTTTGCGTAAAGATAATGCCCTTCTTCTTGAAGTTTGTATGGATCTCTATTGAGGACATTAGCAAAGTAATTGTTCGATGTTGGATCGAACGATGCTGTTAGGACGTTAGGATAATTCTGATCTGTTCCTTTGTGTCCGTTGAGCAAAAGAACGAATTCCTGCTTTTGAATGTTATTTTGTGCTAGCGTAACAGAGCCAACTGTTGCACCCTTTAGCGATACGTTTGTTGATCCTATCTGCGTAGAAGAAGGAGCAGTGCTGTCCTGTCCAGCTAGTGAAGACGATAGCGTGAGAAGGACGCCTGAAGCGGCCATAATAACGCCTCTGAGGATAGGGGCTGCAACAGCAGAACCTGCTGTTTGAAGTCCTGCATCACTCAAGAAGGTTGAACCGGCCGACTCGGACATAAAGCACCCGAGGAAGTATGTTCGGCCGGATTGACCGTGCGAGTTAGCGAAAGGATTTGCGTCAAGCTTTCCAACAACACCGCTTGGAAGATTCTCGCCAACAACAAATCCAGCGTTTGTAACGGAGCCTGGGTAGGCTCCGTTTGCATCTTGTCTTTCGAGACCGTCGCCGATTCCGAGGACACGAAGGTATGTTACAGATCGTGCATTTCGGAGCCATTCAAGCACAGCGAGCGGTCCAAAATGTTTGCTATCAACGCTTCCGAATTTAGATTCAAAATCCGAAAGTAGACCAACGTTGATAGGAACAAATGCTGGGCCTGCCTTTGCTGTTCCCACAATGCCCGCCGGAATTCCGACGGGCTGTTGTGCTACGGGTCCCGAAATGTCTATCTCGTTTGCTGTTACGCCTGCTGCTCCTAATTTTAGCTGTGCCATCTATGACTCCCGATCTACATCCTAACTATTCTGTTACTTTCAAATTTCTCACACGAACTGCACGCCAGCGTTGGTTACGATGAAGTCGATTGCGATAAACTCAATCGCTCTTGTTGGAACCACCACGATGCGGCCATTCAGCTTGTTGAGATCTACGTCGTCTTGCGTGTTATTTGTCTCATTCATCACAACTTGGAAGGCTTCGACGCCGGCCTGGGTCTGGATGAGTGAGAGTTGGAATACTGCCTCAGATACGAACCTGTTGCGAACAGCAGGTGTGTTCTGCTCAAACACGATCTTCTGTGCGATTCCAATGATGAGTCTCTTCACCTCTAGGAGAAGACGACGGACGTTGACGCGGTCAAGAGCCGACTTGTTGATCTGTAGAGTCTTTTGTCCGTAGATCACATAGCCGAGCCTTGGGAATGTCGCTATTGGATTGATGCGAGAATCGTAGAGACGATCGCGATCGCCAACATTGAGACGTACGCCAACGTTCGACACGAAGTCGAGAGCAGCTCTATTGAAACCGGCTGGTGCGAACCACGGATAAGCAACCTTGTCGTTGAATCCTAGAGCACCAAGGGCAGCAACAGAAGCCGGCACCTTCACGCGGCGGACATTTGTCGTATCGTCGATAAAGACGTCAGGGAAGTAAGTCGCAGCGTAATTGTTATCGATGGACCTATTGTCAAACGAGTTCGCTGTTTCCTTGACGTTTGGCTTGACAGTAGAATCATCATATATTCTTCTGCCGCCGTCATCGTATGCCGGTATATCCATCAAGTGAAGAGCCAAACCATAATCTCTAACCTTCTTTGAAGTTAGATCCATGATATAAGGTTCGCGAATACCTGGCAGTGACAGAATGTTGATTCCTACGGTGTATGGATCTGTCATGATATCGACAGCTGTCATGTAAGAACTGACGTTGTTGTTTGTCTTGCCTGTTCCTGAGACGTTGGATGCAAATCCTGAAGGAACATAGCTTGTTGCAGCTCCACCTGTGCTCAATGTATCGGAATCGAACGACACGGACTTATCATTCATCCTGCGAGAATCCTTGTCGAGCATATTGAGTCCATCAAAGCCACCGTACATGAAAGTTGTGAACTTAGTAAACTGCGAGAATCTATTGAAGCTTGCAGGATTTTGTCCATCTTCCTTGGCGGCTGCTTTAGCTAGGAGAGTTGCAAAAGTTACTCTGTTGGGAACTACACCATCTGTCACAGTGTAGTTTGTTGTGTCAGGAACTGCATTTCTGAGATAAGCTGCTTCTTTCATGTGAGCAGCTGCAGAACCAGTAATATCAGTGATCGAAGTATTACCGAATGCAACCTTCGCGAGAGTAAACTTGTTGTTATTGAAAGAATCAGCTCCCGAACCGGTGTGCAGAGAATCAAGCTTTGCAATGCCCATAAAGTTCGTAAGAGACCCAATGAGGCTGTTCTTTTCGCTAATTACATTGGAATTGAGAACTTCGTCTGCCTTTGATGTACCGTTTCTTTCGAACTTAACACCCCAGTAAAGATTGGAGAGTGTGACTTCCTTCGGGCCAGGTGCTCCAGCCTTCGTGCTCAATGTATCGACCTCACCTCTTGTTACCTTGAAGCGGTATGGGACTGGTGGGATGACTGACCCTGTTAGATAATGGAGCGCTGATTCTACGCCGACACCAGCGAGGCGTGCGCTTCCTGAATTGATTGTAGCGAATGCGCTCGAGGCATTGCTTGTCTTGAGCAGCGAAGGCCCGTTGAAACCGAAAGGAAGTGCTGTTGCAGGTACGAGCTTTCTAACAACGAGATCGTTCATTACGACTCTTACGTACTTTGAAAGGTTGGGGTAAGTACCCGTTGCAACAATTCTTCTTTCACGAGGATCGACAGCATCAAAGTGATAGTAAACCTTTCGATCGCCGACGAGCTTTGCGACATAATTTGGTGAATCAGGATCCAAAGTACAGTTGCTGAACTGTTCGATTATAACTGGTGTGATATCTGTATCATTCCAATCACGGATCTGGAGATTGAACGTTCCGTACTTATTTGAATCGTCTGGTGAAATCTTGACATTCGATATGGAGACCTTGTACAGCTTGTTGGCATAAGCTCCGTCATCAATTGATTCTACTCTAAACAATTCGTACTCAGTTGCACCGAATGGCTGCGAAAGGAACCACGGTGTTGTCGGAGAAGTAAAACGAGTATTGTAAGATCCAAAAGTCTCTCTCATTGTCAACGCTGGGTTGCCAGAATTTGAACTCTTGATATCAGAACCTGATAGAATAGCTACGTAATTGTTTGTAGCGACCGAAGCAACCTGATCGTCAACTGCGAAATCGGCTGCCAAGTAGTGCTGCTGATCGTAGAACTTATCGGGATCTGTGTTGAGAATCTTTGCAAAATAATCGTCAGCAGACGGATCGAACGATGCTGTTAGAATTCTGAGACCAGGCTTTCCTTCGTCATTCGCGAAAGAGGTTCCCAATGACGAAGATATAAGAATCTTTACGCGGGCCTTATTATTAACAAGCGCAGCAGTAGCAAGGTCGTCTATCGTGTTGACCGCGGTAGGAGTTGCCTCAGTACCGTTGAGAATCATTATTCTCGATTGATTGGTCGTCATGACCATTCCACGGACAAGATTGACCTTTGTCGATCCAGCTACAACGCCAGGGAATGTGTTGTTGTCGCTGAACATTGGCATACCGAAAGCCTCGTTCGTCTGCACAGTGTGTTGTGCAGTTATGAACTGAACGGTACCGTTGTGACGTGTATCGTCTGTCACTAAGTTGCCAAACAGTGTAAATCCTGCATTGGTAACAGTGCCTCTTGACAACGTATTGTCAATGTCGCTTGTTGTCGAATTTGACCCGGCACCAAGAACCCTCATGTATGTGAGAGAAGTACGATTCTTTAGAAATTCATTGACGGCATATGGACCGAAATATTTCGTATCGAGGTTGCCGAACACTGAGGTAAACTCACCGAAGTTTGCAACAGTGACGGGCACGAAAGCGGGACCTTTGTTTGCCGGACCTATAATACCAGCAGGAGTGCCAACTGGGCCTCCCGTTGTTGGTGCCGATAAATCAATTTCACGCTCATAAAAATTTGGAGATCTAAAAACTTGCTCAGCCATTACCGTTCTCCTTTTGGATTAGGACCTTTGCTTCGTTGATTAAGTATCTACTACAAAACTCACAATCTAAGCAAATAGCAAAAAAAGGTCATTCATTGGGAACGATCGTTCTTAGACCATCCAAATCAGTAGCTGAATAGACCGTCTCTCCTGTTGCAGAATTGACTTTTATGATTTTTACGAATTTTACGCGGCCATTACCAAGGTCAATTTTTCGATATAATGCAGGATTGTAACCTCGTGGGAATCCTTGTAAAGCAGGATCGTTCTGATCGATCGTTCCGTCTGTGTTGATTGGTTGAACTTTCTGCACACGCCAACCAGGCTGACGTTGATCGTCTCTGACATTTCCTTGCGTGTCGAGTGGCAGAGTCGGGTCATCGCTACCTAGCACAAAGTTGTCCTGAAATTCCTCGGGTTGTGCATCTTCGGTTGCAGCTCTTTGCGTCGACACGACCTCGAAACTTATTATTGGAGAAGAAACGTATCGCTTGACAGGAACGGGAGCCCCGGGTGCAGAAGTAGCCCACAAGTACGCTGGCACTATTAGTTCAAATTTGACTTTTATGAATCTTTCTTCGCCTGACATGTCATCGAAATTAGTTTCTGTATTCATGCTTCCTTCGCTGACCTTGGCGACGAACCAATACCCTTTTGTCGTCGTTACCTTCCAGGAAGAAGCCTGAGGTAACATGGAAGACATGATCTTCTCAACAATTTGGTTTGTGTGCTGCATGTACTGTGTCCACACAGTTATCTCGTACTTTGCCGTATAAAACTGTGGAGACGGAACAACAATCGTCTCAAAAATATTGTTCTTTCGATTGGATCGAAGAAGAGCACCGCTCTTGACAAAGCTTTCGTCTCGGAGTTCACCAACTTTTCTATTTGTTGTTGCCTGAATCTCATTCAAAGTAAAGCCATTGTTGACAGATACGTTCTGTTGATTCTCAATATAAAGCCTGTTTATGATGTTCTGATAATTTCTATCGGAAGGATCGAGGCGTCTTTGAACTACAAGCTCACCGGTTTGCTGATTTATTCCTCGTCCCACAATATCAGCTGCTTCCTGCATTACCTGGGTTCGAACAATCGTTATGAGGGGAAGTATTAGCGTGTTGTTTCTGTCACGTATTGGTTTACCCTTTTTCAACATCGCCCATTTTTCTCCGGCGGCGAAGATGACGGGTACCTTCTTTAGCTCAGAAGAATCTCCAGCAATTGCTGGTTGAATTTCTTTGTCGAACAAACTAAAGACGGCGTAATCGACGTCCTCTATTCCGCACGAAGGTATGAATAGATCGCTCTTTAAGCCGTCGTAGCCGGACTTGACGCCTTGCACGCCATAATTGACTTCATCCTTTGCGTCAAATCTAGTTGTCATATTTTTGTACCTCAATCGTCATAGAAGCTTGAACCTGCGCCCGTTGTATCGCCCTTGGGTGATACCTCTTTTTGTCCTGACAGCGGCTCATCAAGAACGCCATTTTTGACGAGATCTCTCACGTCGCCATTTGGATTGTTGGGATCTTCGTCAATGCCACGTTGCTGAACGAATGTCTCCTGTACAGCATCTGGATCTGTGTAAGAAATATCTGTTGGTCCAATAACCTTCGTGTCGAACAAACCTTGACGAGCCTTGGTTCCGACAATTTTTACTCCGTCCTTGTGTTCTGGCATACCATAGATGTTCCTCATGAAGCTTCTTTCAGTAATTTCATAGAAAATGTCGCTGAAAGAGAAGAAGTCTCCGATGTTTATGCTCAGTCCTTTCTCGACGAGATCACGATGCTGAATGTACGCCTCGATCTTATATTGGGCGTCGACACCAAACATGTTGATCTTCGTGTCCGATTGAAAGTTGTTATCGACCAGGGCATCGATAATGATTGGATTGTCAAAAATTTTCTTTATTGATTCGTTGTATATTCCGTGTGTTTTTGTCTTCAGTTCGGACACAGGGTAGTAGATGATCTTCTGCCCGATCACATCCTTCATTATCTCCTTCGTTATGTCGGAGATGAAGTTTATCTCTCTTGGTGTTATGAATAATCTAGCCATGATTTACCTCAACCAATTGTGATAGATTTACCAAGAGGCATCGGGATGAAACGAAGCTGCTTGTTTAGGTTCTCAGCCGCTGTGGCGTCGCTCTCGAGCATCTTCGCGTGTGTCATATTGGCCAAGAATTCCTTCATTTGAGTAACGAGTTTTTCCTTGTCGTCACGACCTTGTGTTAATAGATTCTCTCCGTTGAGTTGTAGATCAGCATTTGGTATTGGAATGGTTTGAAACTTT